CCAATCTTTACTTGTTTGTGCTGCTGTTGTGAATATTTCGGTGCTTCCGTTTTTACCTAACTGCTCGGTTAGGAGTTGTTGTACGTTTTCTATTGCCATAATTTTTTATTTTTATCCTGTGTATATATAATTTGATTGATTTATTTCTGCTGTTATAACAGCAGGATTAGTTGGAGTACCACCACCTGTTATTGTAACTGATGGGTTATCTGTATATCCACTTCCTGCGTTAGTTATTGTTACTGTATCTATTGTACCACTTCCATTTATTGTGCAAGTAGCTGTTGCTGTTGTAATACCCCCTGCACTAATTGTAAGAGTAGGTGCTGATGAATAACCTGTACCACCATATACAATTGTTAAAGACTGAACACTTTTAGCATTCTGAGTGTAAGTTACTTCTTCTGTTCCTACTTTTTCTTCTAAATACATCTTACCTTTTGTTACTTCTCCCCTAACTACTCCTAAGCTATCTGCTGAAGGGTTAAAATAAAAATCTTCTGTTGGTGGTGTATTGCTAGAATCATATACTCCAGGTTTAGTTACATAAGTAACCTCAAAGACTTGATACTTCCAATATCCAGCAGGTAATAAATTTACTCTACCTAAATACACATCAGGAGTAGCATTATATAAAAAAATAAATTTTCCATATCTTTCTGTTACTGCTGATGAAGAAGCATAAGCATATTGCACATCTCCATTCATATCGTTAGTAAACTTAAATAGGTATTTAACTGCTCCTGCTGAAGCTGTGTTAATGCTATTATCCTCTACTTGAATGTAAGCATTTAAGTTCGTTTTAGTAAAACCCTGTATCATATATAATATAATAGAAAAATCAAGTATTTATTGTACTAATAAAAGAAAAGAGGACATAAAGTCCTCTATTTCTAATATATATAAAACCTACTAATTGTGATTAGTCGTTGTCTATTGTTAAACCTGTTATGCCTGAATTAGAAAAAGGTGCTGCACCTGCTGCTACATCTTCTAACATAGCAAAAGGTTGTGCTTCTAATCCATCAAAGTTTAAAGTGTAACCATTTCTATCTCCAAACGCAGCACCACTATCAGCAGTTCCTGCATTCATTGACATTCCGTTATGCATACCCATACAGATTATTACATCATTCCCTGTTGCAGGGTGGGTTGCATTAAGTTGTGCAAATATTCTAACCTGAGTTTGTCCTAAAAGTCTTATCTCATTTTGGTCTTCTTTAGTAAGTCGGTTTATAACCATATTTACCGTAGGAGTATAAAAAAGAGTACCATTCTCAACAGAACCTGTAATAGTTTCATTTGCTGTTGTAGAACCTCTTGGAACTGCGTATCTAAATATTGTTGAACTTTGAAAGTTAATAGTATCTATTTCTCCTTCAGTTCCTGAAGAATAAGCCCAATCTGCTCTTGCGAAATTATCATAAACTGAGAAATATATATATTTAACTCCCCCTGAAATTCGTGAGCAATCAAGTCCTCTCCCTTTTGTAAGTGCTGTACAAGCCATATTAATTTATTTTTTAAAGGTTAAAGGAGTGAGTGCCGAAGCACCCACTTCTTGAATTAAGTTTATTACGATTGTCTTACGATGTCAGCTCCAACTCCTGTTTGAACACCTGCTGAATATCTAGCAACTACTCTCATATTGTCTGAACCGTCTAGGTTAGCCATATCTAATAATTGGATTCTAGTTGCATCAGAAAGTAAATCAGTTCCAAAGAAAAGATTAGACTTTTCAGCAGCTACTAGTTGATTGTCAGCCATTCCTGGACAAACTGCGATTTTGTAACCTTCAAACACAGGCTCGTAATCTCCGTTCATATTGTAAGCATTAACATATCCTAAAGTAGATACTGCTGAGATGTAGAATGCATAAGTCTTAGGATTCATATAAATATGTAAATCCTCTTTTCTTAATGTTGCTGAAATGTTTGTTGCCATACTGTCAGTCAACCCCTGAAGGTTAGCAATAATGTTTGCTGCTGTATAAGCTGCTGAAGCTGCGTCTTGATGTACAGTAGCATCAACACCTGGTAAAAGGTAACCTGTTGCAGCACCTAAGAATCCGTTAAATTTCCCTGCCACAGCAGTTCCTTCCCAAATACTTTCTTCTGTTGCTTGTGCTATAATTTCTCCCATATAAGAGATAACATAGTCATCAAAAGAAGCAGGTGGTGGTGCGCCTGCGCCTGCTCTCATTTGTAAAGCTTCCCAAGAATCTAATAATGTTTTCTTGCAAAGTTCTAAATTGATTCCTAAGTTTTTAGGTTCTAATACTTTTTCAGTTAGTGCTAAAGTACCTGCATCAGTAAAGTCGCAAGTAGCATCTGCAACTACTCCTGAACCTGCCATACGTTGAATGTTACTCTTGAACTTGATATTTTCTATCGTAGTTAAGTAGTCTAAACTTGTCGCCTCTTTAAGTGCTGCCGAGATATAAAACCCTGCTGCTTTTCCTGCGAAGTTTGATGTTGTAGTAAATGCCATAATTTTTTTTTATTAAGTTATTATTTATTTAAGTTATATAAAAATCGTTCTTGCTTAGATAGTTTTCTGTACTCTTTATTAGATAAAGGTCTTCTTTCTGAGCTAAATTTATTTGTATTTATTGGAGTGTCAGCAGGAGTAGCTGCTAATTCCGTTTTAAGTTTTTCATTCTCAGCTTTTAGATTTTCTAATTCTTCTTCTGCTGAAAATTCTTTTACTTCAGTTGTTTTGATTGTCTTAGGTTTGTCAGATACTTCAGGAGTTGGTTCAGTAGTTTCTTCAGCCATCTCTACATCTTCTGAATCACCCTCTCCTAATCTTGACTTAATGTCAGCAATAGCATCCATCAAGTTATCTACTTTGTCTTTCATTTCTTCATAAGACTTTGCCCAATCAGCTTTTTCTGCTTCTGATTCAGGGAACTTTAAGTCAACAGCTTCTGACATTTCGCTGTATTCTTCATCATCTTTTCTAGCTTCAACTTCTTCTTCTGTTTCAGATTCTATAACTTCAGATACTACACCTTCTTCTTCAACTCTAAAGCTTACACCATCTTCAGTTTTGTAAGTTCCGATAGGCATTGGGATTGTAGTACCATCTTCTGTCAATACAGAAACATCAACTCCTGATTCTAATTCTTCAGCAGTAGATACATAGATAGTGCCATCTTCTCCTTTTGATTGCCAAGCTAATTTAATTTCTTCCTCAGCTTTATTTAAGCCAAGAGCTACTAATATTTGTTCTTTAATGTCCATAGGTTCTTTTTTAATATAATAGAATAGTTAGTTACTTTGTTTGATTTTCACGAATTATCTCATTAAGAGCTTTTAGTATTTCTTCATCAGTTGGAGCTTTTTCAGACATCTTTTCCATCTTATCTGTGAAATACCCCTCTATACTCAACCCTTTTAAATTGCCCTGTTTTATCTCTTGCCACAGTTCTTCGTTGTTTATTTTCATAGAAACCATCCAAGTACCTTTTGGTAAATTTTTATAGCCATAAAGTCTTGACTTATCCATTTTAGGGTCTTCAATTATCCAACTTTCAGTTGTTAAAACTCCTGATACTCTTTCGTTGTGTTCGTGAGTAGCTTTGTGGTGGTTATTATGTTTTAAATAAAGTTCAGATGATTTTCTAACTGTTGCAGGGCTGAAAAAAACATAATATTCATCTCCAGTATTGTGATTTACGCGATATATATTTTTGTTAGGAATTAAAGCAGGGCTGACAATTCTTTTTTGTTCTTCATTAACTTTAGCTAGAGTTAAGTTGTTTTTTGCTTTACTCATATAAACCATATTTTCTTCTATTGCAGGTGCTGACACTAAGCTAATAGCATCAATAGCTAATTCTTGACTATCATCATCAATAACTAACTCTACAATAGAAGTGGTTTTTAGATTTTCGTAATAGTCTTTGTTAGCATCTTCACATTCAGAAATAGAATCGTATTTACATTCTCCTGATTCTCCCCATTTTACTTTTCCTTCTTTACACTCTTTACACGGCATATAATATAATAGATTTAGTTAATATTTATT